GATTTTGGTGGCACCCCATATTCCGTTGTCGGTACTACCGCGTAACCCATTACGATAGGTGGTGCAGCGCCCGCCGTGCCTCCCACTGTTACGCCAGCAGGGGCCGCTGCTGCGGGGATGCAACCGTTTGCCGCTCCTGCAAATACGCCTGCTGCGGTCATGCGGCAACCCGCCGCCGCGCCTGCGGTTGGTGGCGCACAAGCCATGCGAACCGCGCAGATTGAAGGCACGGACAAAAACCCCATGTCGTCCGCGCAAGGGTTGCACCAGTTCATCGACAGCACGTTTGTTGGCACGGCTAAAAAAGTGTTTCCTGAATTGGCGAATAAGTCGCCTGCGGAAATTCTTACCCTGCGCGGCACCAAGTTGGCTGATGGCACCCCGATAGAAGCCGTGCTAGAGCAAAAATTCCGCACGGACAACATTGCGTCACTTACGAGCGCGGGCATCCAACCCACGCCCGGCAACGTCTATTTGGCGCACTTCCTTGGTGCTGGCGGGGCGCGTAACGTCTTGGGCGCAGACCCTAACACACCTGTGGCATCGCTCCTTGACCCCCGCGCTATTGCCGCCAACAAATCTGTTCTGGAAGGCAAGACGGCTGGCGAAGTGGCTGCATGGGCGGCTAATAAGTTTGGCAATCAACCTGGGTTGGCTGCGTCCATGACGGCTGGCAACGCCCGTTTGGGCGGCGCGCCCACCGGGTTTGTGCCTGCTGGCGGTGCGCCCATGTCGCTTGGCGCCCCTACGGTCAACAACGCGCTTATGGCGAGCATGATGGCTGGTCAAGCCGCTCCGACAAATATGCTGGCGTCGCCTGCGATTCCGCAAATTGCTGCGCCTGCGGCGCAAACGCCCATTGGGCCAACGCCGGGCGCGCCAATTAGCACGGTTAAACAAACTTTGACGCCCGTTGAAGAACAGAAAGCGCGCGAAGACATTGGTAAAGCTCACGCTGAAGTCAATAGTTCTTTGACGACGTTGAAATACACGATGAAGGCGGTTCAGGAGCTGCTTGATACGCCTGACGCGGACAAAGAACGCATTTTAGGAAAGTTTGGGGCTAACGTAGCAAACATTACGGACGCCGCCAAAGACGCTCAAACTAAATTTAACGATGTTAAAGGCCAAGTTACTGCTATGGCTAAAGCAGGTGCGGGTTCTATTGGTTCTATGGCTAAAGATGAGTGGGCCATATTGGCTAACCAAGTTTCGTCGCTCGACCCCGCAAACATGACACCTACAATCTTGAATAGGCAGTTAAAGACGATCATGGACCGCGCTTCCGAACTGGCGAAAAATACGCATTCAAATTATACGGCTACTTATGGGCCTATGATGGATAAGTACAAAGGCCAATTCGACATACCCGCCGTTGAAGCCCCAAAGTCGAAAGAGATCGACGCGACGGCAAAAGTTGTCGGAAAACCTACAACCAATGGCCGCGCAAAATTGCCTGCGGGCGTAACTTCTAGTGGATGGTGACGATGCCTGACATCACACTCACGTTCGCTGACGGAACCCAGCACGTTTACAAAGACGCCCCCGACACTCTTAAGCCCGAGGATGTATACGCGCGCGCTACGAAAGATTTTCCCAATCAAACATTAAAAGACATTGCGCGTAACGCAGGCGCAACTGCGCCCGAATCACGCGGCGTTGCAGGCGAATCCGCTGCGCCTGAAACGCCTGCGGCTCGTCTGCCCAAACGTGGCGGGTTTTCCAAGCAAGTTGGTGAGGCGCTATACACGCCTGCCGAGACGCCGCGCATCCCGACTGCCGAGGAACTGATTGGGCGGTATAAAGACATCGGAACAGGCGTATTGCGGGGCGTTCCTACGGCTATTCCAGGTTTGCCCGGCGACATTGAAAGCATGTTTCACAAAGATACGGTCCTGCCGACTTCGCATGGAATTGCCAATTACATGTTTGGCGAACCGTCATCGCAGGACGTGGTTACTGGGCAAACATTAGGTAGCATGTTTGCGGGGCCTGTAGCGGGCGGATTGTCAAAGGTAGCGGCAGTGGCAAAAGCTGCTGATCTAGCTAAAGTTGCAAAACTGGCGCAAGGCGCAAGTACGGTAATAGACCCTTTGTCCCCCACAATATCGGGCGCGGTAAAGGTTGCCAAAAATGCGCTTCGGCCTGCGGAAGCGGCGACACCGACTACAAATGCGTTGCGCACTGCTGCGGAAGCTGATTACGCCGTGATGGATAACTCTAATTTGGCAATCCATCCAGACGTGCTTCGATCAACTATTGACGACATTAAGAAATCGCTGGAAAAATCGCGGTATGTCGAAGAACTTGACCCGGTGGCGCGAAATTTTCTTCAAGTTTTGGAAGACCGCGCGCAGACGCCGCAATCGCTTACGCAACTTGACGCGTTGCGCGGGAAGGCGCGTGATTTGGCGTATGAAGCGTCTGGTGGGGAACAAAAAGTTTTATCCACCATTTCGCGCAAACTTGATGCGGCGATCAACGATATAAACCCGTCAAACGTAGTGCCAAAAGACCCGCTGCTTCCGTCTGCTGCCCCTGACACCGTCAAGGATGCGCTGATAAATGCGCGCGATAAATTTGGAACGGCGGCAAAAAGCGCCGAAATTGAAACGCTTATTCATAAAGCGGATATGTCCACCACGGACAACCCGATTAAAGCCTTGCGCGTACAATTTTCTTCGTTAGCTAAGAACGAAGACCGTTTGGCGCGGTATACTCCCGCAGAGCAAAAAGTCATTAAAGATATAGCGGCAGGCGATATAGGGTCAAAAACGTTGCAGACGTTGGAAAACCTTATGCCTGGCTTTAGCCGCACTAGCATGTTTGGAAACGTCATGTCTGCCCTAGCAGGCACTATGGGACATGCAATAGTAGGACCGTTTGGATCTTTAGCTTTTGCAGTCCCCGGTACAGTTGGTAAATTTGCGGAAAGCGCAAGAGGGGCGCAGGCAATGCCTATAGCCAACAAATTTGCAGAAGGCATACGCGCGCGTAATGTGGGTAACGCTTTGGCTCCGCAAGGCGTATCTCCGTCCGCGGTTCGTAATTTTCTTTCGCCTAGCGCTATGATGTATAGCGGCACTAACCAGTAGGTCCGTGATGCACGACACGAAGCTGGCCGTTGATGGTGCAATCGCTGCGGGGGCGTTGACGCTCCCGTGGTGGGCGATGGAGATGGGCGCGTGGGCCGGGCTTGGCGTCACGCTGGCGACACTCGTGCTGCTTATCATACGCATACGCATTGCCGTTCGTGATTGGCGCGCGAGCGCATCGGAGCCCTGATGGACCCGCTCACACTTTTAGCCGCAGCCAAGGCCAGCTACGAAGCCATCAAGGCAGGCATTGCCGTGGGCAAAGAACTACAGTCGATGGCGTCCGACATGGGCTCGCTGTTCGACAGCGTAGCCGCCATCACGCGAACCGCTGCCGATCCCAAGGGTAGCTTGATTGCGGGCAAGTCCGCGCAGCAGATCGCGATGGAAGCCTACGCCGCCAAGGCTGAAGCCGATCAGATGATGGAAGAATTGAAGAACCATTTTATCGGCGAGTTCGGCATCGCCGCGTGGGATCAAGTGCTGTCCGCCACCACGCAGATCAAGAAAGACCAGAAGGCGGCGGCGCTTCAAGCTGAAAAAGAACAGGACGAGTTTATGCAGACCGTCATGACATGGGGAGCAGCAGCTCTTGCGATCTTTGTGGTTCTGGTTTGCGTTGTCCTCATTTCTATTGGTCTCGTTCACAGATAGGAGTTACGCCATGCACATGAGCCAAGGCGGTCTCGACAACCTGTTGAAGAAGTTCGAAGGTTGCAAGCTGAAGGCGTACCGCTGCCCGGCAGGTGTCTGCACCATCGGTTACGGCCACACGTCGGCTGCGGGCGCTCCTATGGTCAACGACGGCATGACCATCACGCAGGCGCAGGCCGAAGACATCCTCAAGCGCGACATCGTCAAATACGAGATCGCCGTGATGGACCTGGTTAAGGTCAAACTAACCCAGAACCAGTTCGATGTCCTCACGGACTTCGCCTACAATGCAGGCGTCGGAAACCTCAAATCTTCGACAATGCTGAAAAAGATAAACTCAGGTAATCTTGACGCGGTGCCTGCCGAGTTGATGAAGTGGACCAAGGGCGGCGGCAAGGTATTGCCGGGGCTCGTCCGTCGTCGCCAGGCGGCGGGCGCATGGTGGACTGCGGGCGCGGAGCCTACCACCCCTGAACAGGTGTTTGACCATGAACAAGAACACCGCCTTGAGCCTGACGCGCCTAGCCCTCAAAGAACAATGGCAGACAGCAAGCAAGGTAACGCGGCGGTACTCACGGCAGGGCTCGGAGGCTTGGGTATTGCTAAGGAGGTCGCTTCGCAGGCGCAGGACGCTTCTGATACAGCAAATCAACTTGCTGGCTTATTTGCTAACCCTAATTTTCTTATCATGGTGGCCGTTGTGGGGCTCGCGGCGGCGATCTGGTTCTGGCGCAAGAAGCACATGGATGAACACGGTGTTTAGTCTGCTGTTCACGCCGCTGGGGCGTTACGCCGTCATGGCGTTCATTGCCATAGCCGTCCTGAGCGGCGTCTACTACAAAATCCGCAGGGACGCGGTGGCCGAGGTTGAGGCCGCTGCGACTGCGGACGTGCTACGGAGGACAGGCAATGCGATTCGTTTTGGCGATGCTGTTAACACTTCCCCTGACCGGGTGCGTGACCCTGACCAGCACCGTCGAGACTAACGGCGCGGTCTGCACGGTCTGGAAGGACGTGTCGTGGTCGTCCAAGGACACCACGGCGACCATCATCGAGGTCAAGCAAAACAACGCCCGCCGCGAGGGTTGGTGCGCTAAGTGAGCGCCATCACACGCGGAAACTCGGCGTCTCCAAGGATCTCCATGCGCTCCCGCGCCGCCCGCAACATCGTGTAGCGTTGGTGCAGGCGGATCAACACCGACTGCCGCTGCTCGCCCACGCGCTCCTCGTCCAGCATCTTCTTGATGGTGTTCTCGTCCAGATCGGGCAACACCTTGTTGATCTCGCGCCAGTTCATGTCTTTAATTCCTCAAGTGCTATGTCTGAGATTGCCCGCTTGTCCTGAAGCGCGCCCCAGATCCGTTCGTCTATAGTTTTATTACAGATCAACAGATAACACCAGACATCCCGCGTCTGGCCGCCCCGGTGGATGCGCCCCACCGTCTGTTCAAACAGTTCCAGCGACCATGGCAGCGACAGGAAAATCATCTTGCAGCCGCCGAACTGAAGGTTCAGGCCATGCCCCGCCGATTTGGGATGGATCAGCAGCATCTCGATCTCGCCCGCGTTCCACCGCTGGATGGCGTTAAAATCGTCAATCGTCCGCGCCAGCGGATACCGGCGCAGCAACTCGGCAAGCTCTTCCTTGTAATTGTAGACGATGATCGTGTTGGCGCGCTGGTTCTCGTTCAAGATCTCGTCTAGCAGATCGAACTTGTGCGTTGAAAACCAGATGGCCTTTTGTTTCTGGAGAAATTTGCCCGCCTCCGGCAACGCTTCCGTCTTGGTGTCGTAGACAAACCCAGACGCCATTTGCTGAAGCTTGTTCGTTACGGCGGCGGCGTTCGCCGCGATGATCCGGTCCTCGCCGTACTCCAGCACGAAATCGCGCTTCATCTTCTCGTATGGTTTGCGGTCGGCCATGTCGCAGCGCATTTCCACAACATTTAACTGCGGCAGTTTGTCGCTGTACTCGCCTGGCTCCAGCACGAAGGTTGCCGGACGAATGGCGTCCATGACTTGCTCCAGCGCGCCCTTGCGCGGCTGCCAGTCGCCGAAGTCGCGGTTGACGCACACAAAGTACTTCTGGAGGAACGCGCCCTTGGCCCGGCCCAGCAACGTCTGGTCGATGACCTTGCATTGGCCGAACACGTCTTCAAGTCCGTTGGACGTGAACGAGCCGGTCAAGCCCCACCGGAACGGGATTTTGTCGAGGTGCGCCAGCAGCGCCTTGAAGCGTTTGCCGCTGGGGTTCTTGAGCCGCGTCAGTTCGTCGAAGACGATGCCGTCGAAGCCCGACAGATCCGGCAGGGACTGGATGTTGTCGTAATTGGTGACGACGATAGGCGCGGCGCTGTCAAACGCCGCTTGACGCTGCGCTGGCGTTCCGGTGGCGACGGCGATCTCGAAGTCTGGAGCCCACTTGGGTTGCTCGACCGGCCACACGTCC